CCACGATGGTCCGAGGCCCATGTGGATCCCCCTTGTAGTGGGATCCCCTGACGGGATCTCTGCCTTGCCGTCTTGCACCATAACTTGTTTCGGACCGAAAAGCTTGGTGGTGACCGGTGTGTCACCCGGCCTTCCGGTGATCGAGTTCAAGTAGCCTGCCAGTGTCTGGGCTACTCGGTGAGGGAACCAATCTGTTGCCGCTGAGAGATCAGCGCTATACAGTTGGCATCCGTCACATGGTGCTTGCAGTCGGACTGGCTCGTTGTTGAGCATTGGCCGGACGGTTGAGAGTCTGTTAAGGACTCCCAGCCACCGACTGGTGAGCTCCCGAGCTATGTACTGCTCCTTCGCAGGGTGAAGGGTCACCACACGGATTTTGGAGCCCATTTCAGTAATCGGTAGTGCTCTCATAGGTTGAATGCCTTCTTTTAGGTATTCCTCCCGAGCAAGCTCGATATCTGACATGGTGCTGTACCGTGTTGGCCCGGTCAGTCGCTTGAAGAATTCCCTCTGGTCTTGTAGTCTTTGCTCAGGCGTCTTTATACGCTGAGCTAGACTGGTGGTATGATCGACTCCCATGAGTCGTGTCGTAACACTTGCCCGGAGGGCCCTCGAGCGGTCCCGAACTTCCTCGTCGTGCCTCTTCTGCCTTAGCCGGGCTAGTTCTTGGCTAAGGTAGTGACCTGAGCCCCCCTTCCGTGTGGGGTTCTCGATGCACGCTTTGTTGTTCAGGCTTGGTGACCGAAGATCCTTCTTGGGACGCTCCCGGCCGTGATAGAGCATGTGAAGGAAGCCCTTCATCTCGTGTACGAGACGATAGGCCCTTTCTTCTTTCTGCTCTTCACTATCTGGTGTGTCCCATCTCTCCCTTGCTTGGCGAACGGCATTGGCCAGGTCCGCGGTCTTCACTTTGAAGTTGACCGCCCGTCCGACAGTAGAGCTTAGGAACTCTAAGCGAGCAGAAGCGTTGTTCGAGTTTATCTCGAGCGCGTGCTTCCGCGCGCTGTGGCAGTAGGCCTTTATGGCCTCCTGCCCCTGCCGGCCGATATGGTTCAGCCACGAAAAGAAGCGTGACTGTATCCATAGTGCCTGGTCCTCGGTGCGCGGGGAGTTGCGATGAGCCTTTAGGTATGCCCATCGCAGCGCTCGGTAGTTTGTCTTTATTGACTGCCACCGCCCTCGCTTCACCGATGCCGTCCTCCCATCCCCCACTCCTCCTCCTTTCCTCCTCTTTCTAGATAGTCCTGAGCTTTCATACTCAGCGACGAACCTAGAAAATCGACTAGAAAACGGTTGCTTTGGTAACTGGTTCCTCGCCATGTGGACCGCAGACTTAAAAGATCCTGGGATCTTTAGCTGTGGTCGACGTGGGTGTCGATAGGGTTCCG